ATACGTGGCGGTACCCAGCGCGCCTCCGGTTATGATTTTAACCACGGCGTCGGCGTTACCCGCGGGCGTGCCGCTCACAGAGGCTTCCGGCCCCGTGCCCGTATGCTCAACAGGCGTAATATAGCCGCCGTCCAGCCCTGCCACCGGTACCGCAATCACGATTGGATTCTGCCCCCCGGTGGCAAAAATGTCCCGCAGCCGGTCCGTCAGCGGCCCCACGCCGAGCAGCGCTTCCAGATCGCTCGATTTCCCCAACAGGTAACCCTGGCCTACCTCTCCCAGACTGCACACTCCGGCCACGATACAGGCCCCTTCGACGCCCCCGGGTGCCAGGCCGGACGTGCCGTCTATTAGATATTCAAAAACATCTCCCATGATCTCCTCCTTTTTGGATGGACGCTACGCGCTCAAAGTTCTAGGCCTGCAACCGCCCGCTTCCCTGCGGTCTTGCGCGGAAAGCAGCCAGCGCTTCATCGAACCGCCCTTTGGTTACCTGCTTGCCTTCGGCCCAACCCGCGGCTCGCATCAATCCCGCTTCCTCCCAGGGCTTCAGACCCGCATCTTCGGCCAGCTCTTCCACAGGGCGCAGATCCTCCTTTTTACGCTTTCCCCTGCCCAGCGGATGCGGCGCTACCATCGCGGCGGCGCTCTTTGCCGCTTTTTGATTTTTGTCTTTTTTTTCCGCCATATCGCACCTCCTGACAATTATTGATAATCCGGCGTTATTTCTACGCCCGGAACAATCGGCTCCGTCCATGACGTATAAATCCCGCCCTCAAACTCGACCCTTACGATGGCCTTGTAGGGCCGCCTCTTGGCCCGCTGCAGGGCCTCGTCATCCAGGCTCCAGGGCCTCACCGCGTCATGCAGATCCACTTTAACGGCGTTATTGCCGCTGTCGGCGATAACGCGGTCGGCTTCGGCTACCTTTTGCTCCAACTGATCCACCAGTCCCACGAACCCAGCCGTTCCCCACAGGTCGTCAAAATTCTCGGCATGCAGAAAGCATCGAAACAGCACGGTCCGCAAATATCTTCTCCTGACAAATGTGTATTCCGTGCACTCAACATTTCGCGCCCTTGATATGACAGCGCCGTCCTTTTTCTTGCGGTCATGCAGAATCAGGCAGTTAGCCGCGTAGTCGTTGTCCTTTAGAAAGTCCCTGGGCATGTTTCCGAAAAAGATGATGCCGTCCGTATAAGCCGGACTCTCATCCTCCAAAAGGATCTCTTTCAAGCGCTCGCTCAAGAATGTTTTGCAGGCCTCGATCATTTCTGAAACACCCGAATGGTTACGCCCTTAATCCCGGCGATCACATCGTCTTTTACTTCCTCGAAAGTCGGCTTCCAGAGCTTCCTGGGAGGTATCTTTTGGCCGTCATCATCCGGCTGCTCGTGGATGATGGCAATGTCGATCAAATCCTCGCCGTCCTTGGTCTGCACGCCCCGCTTTACTCCCACCGCTCCTTCAAGCTCGCTTGGCTGGTCGGTAGTGATGTTTTCATACATGGTGTTGGTGGCCCTCAATGTATCCGGGTCCAGCCCGGCCTTTTCTTTCCGGGCCGCATATTTAGGGTCCAGCTCATCCCAGCCCAAATCCTGCTTGTCCATATGATCCAGCACCGTGCGTTCGACTTTCAAAAGCGCCTTTCCGATGGATTTGCCGGTTTCGGTCATAAGCCTTTTGGCCACTCCGTCCAGCGTCCGGCTGAGCTTGTCCCAGTCGCCCGTAAAAGAAACGCCCATTATCTCACCACCTCCAGCACTACCATCAGCTTGCTGTCCCTAAACGACGCCTCGGCCAGCTTGACAATGTGATACCGTTTCCCGTCCATCCGCACCCTGTCGTTGTAAGTGATAAGCAAAATGTCGCCGCCGTCCACCAGGCCATGATCTTTCAGATACTCGCGGTTGAAGACAAGCTGATAGGCTTCGTCTATCTCCTCGCCTTCCTCGCGTGCTTTGAACTTTTCCGTGATCACCTTCCGGCCGGCCAGCAGCTCGGTGTCTCCGCCGTCCTGCTCTAAGGTGACTGGGTACCTGTGAAACGTATCCGTCACGTCCCGCATGGCGTCTTTAAAAGCTTCCACCGCATCTGCATCGAATAAATCAGCCACAACCTTACACCCGTCACTCCACTACTATCAGCGGCACACCCGTGTCGGTTACTGTCTCTAAGGCGGCCTTCTTTTCGGCAATGTCGCCGCTAAGCTTGCTCTGCATTTCCCGTAAAAACTTGAGCTTGTCGGCAAACTCCGCCGTTCCGGCCCCTTCGCCCTCGGCCTTGGACAGAGCTTTTTTGTATTTGCTCATGGCCGGCAGGATCAGTGCTTTGGCGGCCATGTCGGCGATCAGCGACTTTTGAAGCGTGCTAAGCTCTTGTTCCGCAACCCCCTCATAGCCGGCCAGGGCCTGGTTTTCTTCGATGTATGCGCCTAACGCGCCGGAAAACAGCTCCGCCTCATCCGGCAGCCGGTTTTCAACCATTTCAAGAATCGTCGCCACGTCCTTTTTCCTTCCAGTTCTAAGCGCTCTTTTGGAATATCATCCCTGCCTCGGTGAAGACCTTGGCAAACCCGACAACCTGGCTCACAACCGTCTTTTCGAACTGCTTGTCGATCACCTTGTCGGTCTCGATCAGTTCGGCTCCGGCCTCTTTGACCAGTTCCAGGGCTGCCGATTTATCCACCTGAAAGAGCCGATTGTTTCCCAGGGTCGTTTCGTCCCAGTTGAATTTTTTCAGATCAAAGCCGAATGGCGTAGCCAGAGCGCCGGTTTTGGCCGTGTCGAACAGGCGCGTGTCCTTGAACTCGCTCAGCACCAAGATCTCTTTAAGCAGCGCCTTTTTCGCAAACCACACGGTCGGCTCCCATTGATCCATGTCCAGCATCCAGCCCAACAGATTATCATACTCCAGAGCTGCCGACTCCACCTCGGCCGGATTGCTGTTGCCGTCGCCGTTTACGATTATGTATACGGCATAGGCCACCATCTTCTTGGCCAGCCGCTTGCCGATCAACTGCATATGGATCGAAAGCAAAGGCAGCTTCATCCTTCTGAGCACCTCGTAGGTGGCGTCCACGGCCACGCCGGTCTTGGCCAGTCGGATGGACTGCTTGCCGGTGCTCATGGTTACGGTTGGGAACGGCGCGCCCTCGGCGATCTTTTTGAAATCGATTTTCTTGGCCGTAAACTGGGCCTGAACCGTCTCGTAAACCCCGCTGTCAATCGGCGTGGTGGTTGCGATCAGGTCGTCAAGCACCACGTCGCGTTTGCTCAGGCCCGCGATCCCGATCCGTACGTTGCGGTTGATAAACTCCGGAAACAGCACGCTGTCTTCTTTTGTCCGATAGAACTTCTCCACCGTGTCCTTGCGCAGGTTGATATCGCGCTCAAACAGGGCAAACTCGAACGCGTCCAGCCCCTCTTGCTCGGAAGGCCTTTCCCGTTCCAAAAGCTCCGACATGGTAACCCCTTCTCGCTGGGCCTGCCGGTACATTTCTTTTGCCAATTGTATCCCCATCTTTTAAACCCTCCCTTAAAAAACTGCGTTATCTTGTTTATCCCAAATCCAGCATCAACGTCCCCGCCGTGCTGTCCACGCTCACCACGTGAAAATACCTGCCGGTACCGGCTGTGGCCGGCTCCTTGACCCCGCCGCTGCCGTCCGCCACCAGCTCTTTCCACCCCGGTGTAATGGTGCCGGAGTAGCTGACCTCCTTGAACCCTTTGCGGGCCATTGCTACAACCCCGCCGCCCTCGTCATACTTGGAGATCACGCCGTAAAATACGTCCTCGGCCGAACAGACGTCAGCCTCCTTTTCGCCGCTTACTTTGGCAACCTTGCCTTCATCGCCGACAACAAGGCCGCTGGCTGCCAATATGGTCACGTCTTCGACCCCGATGCCCGTGAAATCAACGTCCCACATATCAAACCTCCTTTGTAACCTGGTTAAACCGTGATCTATCCGAGTTTATAATCCTCGGCCCTCTTGCCGCCTTTGCTTTCGCCTTGACCACTCGCAACCGAAGATTGCCGCGCCAGCTTCTCCCCGCATTGCGGGCAGGCAAGCGGCACCGTTTCTTCCACACCCGCCCGGTACTCATCCACCAGGGCTTGGGCCGTCTCAAGGTCCGCCTTCAGGATTACATTCTCGATATAATTCTCCTTGGCATCTTCACCTTTGAGCGCCTTGTAAAGCGTCACCGCCTTTTCCCTGAGTCCCTGCAGGTGCTTTTTGCCGATCTCCGCGTCCACCTTGAGGCCCTCAAGCTGCTGTGTCATCTCCACCAGTTTCTGCTCGACCGCGGCTTCCAGCGTTTCCGGGCTCACCTCGCCGTCTTCCGATGCCGTGATTGACAGCATCTTCAAAAATTCAGCCGTTAATTGCATGGTTTCATCACCTCCTTTGTTTTGATTGGTTTCTATATCCTGAGCCGCCGCCATCAGAGCCTTGGCATACGGATCTTCCCCTTCCCAAACGATGGACACCTCGCCGGCTTTAACCAGCTTGGTGACGATAAACCGGACGATCTCGCCGTCCACTTCTTCACCCAGATAATCGCAAAAATTACGCAGGTCCGGGTGGCTGCGCTCGTATTCGAACCAGATCGTGACCGACGCGCTTCTGAGCGCCCCGATCTCAACGCCTCTGGCCAGGTTCGAATCCACCGTCCGGTCTAAGATCATCAAACCGTTAATCCCGTTGGGGTCGTTCTCACTGTCCCAGACAGGCTTTTGAGTGTAACCCTTCCACTGGTTCACGTCCGCGTTGTGATTAGCGTACACGGTCAGCCGGTCGAACAGCGGCACACCGCCTTCAAGGACGCCCTCGCGCGTAAAATCAAAAAAGCGATACGGTGTAAGGGCCTTTGAGAGAAACCTGAAAGGCTTGACCAGAAACTCCTCCCCGCCCAGATCCTCGTCGCCGTCCTCCGCCTCCAGTCTGATCGGCTCGAAGCCCGGCGCTATAACGTCGCTGCCCAGTACGCACCCGAATCTCGCTATTGCCAACCCCTCCTTGATGATTTTGTACAGCTCTTTCATAATGCCTCCCTCTGTCTAAGCAATTAATCCTCGGCCGCTTTCCGGTGTCGGCACTCCGGATGATACGGTGGGCTTTCAAATCCCGCTTCCTGAAGCTCTTCGTCGGTCATCTCTTCGACCTCTTCCACCGTATATTCGTTCGGCAAAAATCCGGGCAGGTCATCCACCTTTTCAAACCCCTTGCCCACGATCTTTGCCAACCTGGTTGCCGCTTTCTCCACGGAAAACACCCGGCCCACCATCGCCCGGCAGTATTCGCAGATCGGCCCGCCCCTGGGCCCCACGATCCGAAACCGCTCAAAGCCCGTTTCATACAGTTTCAGGGTCTGGCCCATGTTCTGAATCCTGGCCATTGTGGTATCCACCAGTTGGTTGATTTTTTGCCAGGATGTCTCTCGCACCAGGCCCTTGAACTGTTTATAAAATTCATGCTGGGCTGCCTCATCCGTCCTGATGTTGATGCCCTTGGCGATATATTCCTCTCTGAGCCATTTGATGAACTTTTTACCCACGGTCGGATGATCGGCCAGGTAGTTGCCCGATCCGAAATAATGCCTGTCGATGGACCGCAGGTACCTCAGCGCATTTTCGTCCACTAGGTTAAGATCGATCTCAAAACTTACGGATCGACGCTTGGCCGCCTGAAGAAAACTCACATCCTCGTAGCGGTACGCCTGCCAAGCTTTTTCAACATAGCGGTCCGTCAGATTGTCCATCTCCGGAAAGGGCAGCTCTTCCACCAGAGCATCCGAAAAGGCTCGATGCACGGCCCGGGCAAAAGCGTTTTCGTCCTTGTATTCCTTCGTCGCAGTCTCAACGGCCGCGTCGATGGCCGCATCCTCAGCGCTCTCCAGCAGTACTTTCAATGCCTCGGCATAATTCTGCACTTTTTTTTCTTTCTCGGTTCTTAGCTTTGAGTTGCCGGCCTCAAGCTTAATTTTCTCCGGCTTATGCCTGTATCGCCCGGCCTGCCTGTCGAACCGAAACCGCAACCTACGCCAATCACGTTTGCCTTTTGACAACCACGCAGGCGCTTCCCTCGGCCTCTCCCCGGTGG